TGTAAACGGCTGTTTTGCTTTAATCCGTAATGTATGTCAGTAAAACAGGCCGCTGTCTTAAACAGTTGGCTCATAAAAATTAGTCGTTAATTTGTGTAGTTTGACTTTGCTCTGCGGCTTCTCTTAGCTCACGCAGTTCATTTTCGTGTTGAATTTGTCTTCCGTAACTTGGCAAGTGACCCTGTTCGATTAAAATATCATCTCTAATCATTTGGTTCCTTTTTTCCAAGTTAAGTACTCTTGTAAAACTATTATTAACGGCGGCTGTATAATAAGCAAATGGGTTATCTGATTTTTGCTCATTAAACTGTAGGCCAATATAACTTAATTGTAGCAATGCTTGTCCACGCATTTCATCTACATAAGTATAACCTCTCCAGTTACCTCTGTGACTATATCTTTCAACTAATTTTAAAAACATAGTTCCTAATTTATTTGTGATCTTTCCGTGTTCAGGATTAAAGTGTCCATTGCCTATGCCACCTTCCCAATGACTTCTTGCAACTTCCTTAATTTCATCACCAACGTATGCATAATGCATAAACGGAGGAAAATTAACCTTTGCTTTTGTTTCTGCTTCGTTCCTAGGATTCTTTTTCCTGCCTGGTTCTAATGGAATGTGTTCCATTGTCATTACACGGAAAACTAAGTCCTCTTTTGCTATGCTTTTAGGATCTACAGCAAATTCTTTTTGCTTGGGTTTATTTCTGTAATCTTTAGGATCATGTAATGCCATTGCGGCCTGATATGCGTCATACTGCATCTTTGCGGCTTTATTTTCTCTTGCGGCTTTAATACTGATTCTGTTGATCTTTTTAACGTCTTCTAATATGATATCAAAAAAGCCATAATTCTCATCTGCTAACCAGCAGTATGTCATTTTGCTCTTATGGATTTCTTTTAATATATCTTTATTATTTAGATAATTGACTTTCTTCTGTGCCATGAACTCTCCTCAAAATTATAATTCATTTATATTGTTAGTATTATACACAGTAATAGTGCATTGTCAATTAATATTTACCAGATCTGGAGAAAACTGGAAATGTTTATAGGAATATTATAACATGTTTTAATAAACCTGATAAATAGATGTAATAGGAGAATATATGGGTTTTTTAAAAAACATTGCTAGTGGCTATTTAGGTGCCAAGGCTAACCAAAAATTAAGTGGTATTAAAAATCCTCATGCAAGAAGGATTGCAGGTAATCTTTTGGGCAATGCATTTGGAGATTATATACCTGGATTAAGTAATCCTCCCAGAAACCCAGACCAAAATTTACTTTTTGGTGCTAGGATGTTGAGTGAGCTTCAGTTAAGGCAAGAATTACAACAACAAACTGAACAGTTTGGAAATTTAAAGTCCGAAGCAAGCCAATTACCACTCCAACAAAATTACGATTGGAGAGCTAGATTACGACCTAAAAGAGGTGGAGAGAAATATGTGTATGGTATAAACTATGCAGATCAGAGTGAAGTAGGTGGCACAAATATAATGCAACCTATTATAGACTCTGGTGGTCTTGTATGGCAATATACACCGCAAATTTTTGTATCTGCTGGTGCAAATTATCAGGCACATGAATTACAGGGTATGAATTATCCAATACATTCCTATATGAATAGTAGACCTCCTGAACTTCCTATTGCTTCTGAATTTACAGCAAACAATATCGACGAAGCAAGATATATGTTAGCAATTATAACTTTCTTAAAAGTAGCAACAAAAAGTTTTGCTGGTGAATCCTCAGTTGCACAAGGTGTAGCAGGAACACCACCGCCTGTGTTACTATTTGAATATTTAGGACAGCACGGTTTTAATAAAGTTCCAGTTATAATTAAAGATTATTCCATACAATATGGAGAAGATATAGATTATGTTCCAGTACATTATAAAATGGGCGGTGAAGACACCGTGACTTATGTACCTACGGCCGCACTAATTTCAATCAACTTATCAGTAAACTACACACCACAGAAACTAAGAAAAAGATATGATATCACAAGCCTTACAACAGGCAATGGATATATGGACGGATTTATTTAATGGCAAAATTTCACAGCAGTAATAGTTTCTTAAGAAACGCAGGACTTATAGACAACTTCTTAGACGTAAATAATTTACCTAGGATGCCTAAGGGCCTTTACGACGAAGATTACGAAATTGGTAGCGATGTGGAAGGCAGACCAGATATACTTGCATATAAAGTATACGGCACTACATCACTTTGGTGGGTATTTGCATTACGAAATCCTGACATTTTAAAAGATCCTATTAGAGACTTTAAAGCAGGCATTACCATTAAATTACCATCTCCGGAATCTGTCAAATCTGTAGCAGGAGGTTAACATGGCTCAAGATGCGGGTGATGGAACAGGCAGACAACATAATGAGCCGTCTAGAACTACTAATGTTAGTGTAGAGAAAAAACCACCACAAATAATAAACGAATATGTTGGCGATGTTTTTGGTAACATTTTAGACCGATATGATTTGCCTACATATAATTTAAAACTTTATATGATAGGACCAGGTAGTAAGAATACCAGTGCAGGTAATCCAGCAGGTGTTACACAGGACTCTGATGTATCTGATGGAAACGATGCTAGAGAAACAGTAGCAAATAAAAAAGGAACATTATATACTACAGGAGACGGTTATTTAAATAATTCAGTAACTGCACCTCCAGAAAACACAGTAGTATTAGCACAAACAGGTGTTACAGAAGTCGGAATAGATGAATTAGAAATAGTAACAGTTCCTGGTGCAATTGGTGGCGGTACAGAAGGTAGCCAGGTCAATTTTACAATCACACAACCAAATGCCGCAGACTTCCCAGATCAAATAGTAAAAGCCAGAACATATTTAGGTGCTCCTGCAGATGCTATTGATTGTCCTTTCTTTTTAGAAGTAACTTTTAGAGGCAGAAAAGAATCCAACGAAAATATGGACGATTGGGATATGGACAAAGGTGGAGAACTTGTAGATATTTCAGGGCCGTTTGTTTATACATTATTACTGAAAAATTTCTCCATGAGTATAGATCAGTCAGGATCTACATATCAGTTCCAGACAGTGATGAAAAATGACACATATACTGCTGATACATTTTTTAGAACCAGAAAGTTTTATACTATATCTGGCAGAACTATTGGCATGATGTTAAAGGACTTAGAAACACAAACAAACGAGTACAACGAAAAAGAAGAAATAATAGATAGGATTTCGTTTGGATTAGATGATCTGGGTGAAAAAGATTTCTCAAAAGAAGGTTCAGACAAAGTACTTGAAAGTAGAGATGATTATTTTGTGCCAAATTTTGATATAACTGACCAATCACTAGATATTGATAATGCAGAAACTATTGCAAAAATTACTAAATTAGAAGTTACAGAAGCAAAAGATACAGAAGAGGCCACCGAGGAAAGTGAGGAAACTCCAGACAAGGCTAAAAGCTCTTCAATTAATAAAAACCCAGAAACAAATAATATTACATTAGATCTCAAAGAAGGTATAACAATGGATAGGGTATTAGGTATAATACTGTCCATGAATAAAGAATTTATGCAAAAAGCATCAAGATCAAAAGACATAGAAGATCCTGAAAATGAGGAAGTTGAGCCAACTAAAGAACCTATATGGTATGATTTCAGAGGTAGTGTTGAGTATGTTGATTTCGATAACAAAGAAAAAGTATATGCAAAACTGGCTCACATAACTCCGGTTACTAGAAAATCTAATAAAACAGATATTGCTATTACCCCTTCAGAAGTTGATAAAAATAATAACTTAACTAAGGATGAATCAAAGCAACGTGTTAATCAGATGAAGATTAAAAAGGCATACGAATACATTTTTACAGGCAGAAATGATCAAATTATAAATGTAAATTTAGATTACAGAGAGGGTATGGCATTATTACTACCGCCTGATAGAGGAATGTTGGGCGATATAAGTTTGAACGCTCAAAGTATTCTGAACCCTTCACCTAAAGCAAAAACTGAATCCCTGAAAGATAATGGTGTAGATAAACTGGTTGAAGAAGCAGAAAAAGACGGCAAGTCAGGATCATTTTTTGACCAATTAAAAAAGTTAAAAGATGATGTTGAAAAAGGAGAAAGTTTTTTAAAAGAGATAGGCAATGCCGCAAACTTTACAGGTTCACAAATAAAAGATCTTATTACAAATACAAATGGTTCTACAGCACAGCAATTAGAAGATTTACTTTCTAATCAGGCAACAGCTCAAGCAGTTGCAGATAAACTGACAGAAAACAGAAAAAATTCTCCACAGTCAAATGTTACAACAGAAACAGATACAATATCTTCCACCACAACAGACTTTGTGTACGGTGGAGATCTTGTAGGCGATACCAAGTATGCACAGCAACTATCAGATGGCTCAAAGAAAGCTCATTATACGCCTAGCAGTAAAGATGATAAAAAAGAAGAAGAAACAGACAATACAGGTATTGCACAAAGAAAAGAATATCATAACAAAACTGGATTTGCAAACGTGGGTACAACTAAAACAATTAAAAATAATTTATTTACATATTTGTACGATCAGCATCAAGCAATAGATTTTTTAATGAAGTTAGACTTAGAGCTCAGAGGAGACCCTTACTGGTTAGGAAAAGAAATGTTGCTTAACCCTATACAACAAACAGGATTAGATGCCAAGAAAACAGAAGATGACGATGCTGATGCAGATAATTATGCAGTATCAAGTAGAGAAAACTTCATGATGTTTAGTATAAATTCTCCAAGACTATTTGACCCAGACACAGAGAATGAAGACAACAATACTGGTTTATGGATAAAAGAAGGTGACGGCACATCATACTTTATATCAGGAATTTATCAGGTAAGAAGTGTTACACATAATTTTAAAATGGGCGTATACACCATGGACATGACCGCTATCAAAGAAACTGCAATTAGTTTAAAAAATATAGACAGAACAAAATCACAGTTTTCATATGTGGATGAAAACCGAAGAGGTTTCTCAGCAATGGAGCAAGACGGTTATAAAAGAGATGAAGACGGAAATCTTTTTGAAAGACCAGAATGGGCTTATGTACAAGGATTGCTTGATAATGGTAATCAGGGTAAAACAGTGAAGGAGTTAATGGATAACGGCGCCATTACATCTGAACAAAAAGATGCATATTTAAGTTATATAAAGGAACGTGATAATGGCTAGAGGAGATTTTAACAGACAAAAATTAGGAAGCTCATATCATGATCCTGATCCTAATAAAGATGCATTAATCGATAATGGCATATACTTAGCAAAAGTTGTCAACAATAAAGATGAGTTTTTAAGTGGCAGTATTGATGTTGAGATACCAGCATTGCACAGAACTACTGGTAAGAAAGTAAAAGCAATTAAAAAAGTACAATTTTCTACTCCATTTGGTGGCATATCAAATTGGAAAAACGTAAAGTCAGATGAAACAGAAAAATATGAAAACACACAACAAAGTTATGGTATGTGGTTTTCTCCTCCTGATATAGGAAGTATTGTATTAGTTGCCTTTGCAGATGGCAATAGAAAACACGGATACATTTTAAGCCACGTATTGCCGCCACAATACAATCATATGTTACCTGGTATTCCTGCAGGTAAAAGTTTTCAGGGCGGAAACTTTTTAACACCAGTAGCAGAAAAAAATAGATATTCAGAACAGTCTGGTCATACAGATATTTTAAGACCTATTCACCATGATGCCGCAGAGCCCATAGTTAAACAGGGTTTGATAAATGATACTATCAGAGGGGCCGGTAGTGCAGGTGCAAGAAGAGACACACCAAGCCAGATAGTAGGAATACTAACAAAAGGCTCCAGAGGAAAAGACGGCATATCACCAGCACAGGCAGGACACCAGTTTATAATGGACGATGCGCCTGACTCTGCAATGATCAGAATACGTTCAGGTAAAGGTCAGCAAATATTACTAGATGATGTTACAGGCACAATGTATGCTATCAATAAGGATGGTAAAGCATGGGTAGAGTTAGACATGCTAGGAAACATTAATATATTTGGTGAAGGGGATATGAACCTTAGAGCTAAAAAGAATTTTAATCTACGTGCTGATTACGATATCAATATTGAAGCAGGACAAAATATCAGAATGAAAGCCGCAGGTGATAATACTGCTGGTGAATACATGGGCAGTAAATTAGGTAAACTAGGACTACCACCATTAGGCACAGGAGGTAATATTAACTTTCATGCCGCCGCAGATTTAGGTATATTAGCAACTCGTAATGCACAATTATCCGCAGTAGGTGGAGACGTAGATATCAATAGTGGTAATATGTTAAAAACAGTAAGTGGTACAGCAACATCAATATCAAGTACAACAATGGGTGTAGATATAAATGCAAAAGCAGGTGTAGTTGGTATAGCCGCTCCGGCAGTAGGAATAACATCAGCACTTACAGGTATATCTGGAGGTTTAATAAACCTAAATACAGGACCTGCACCAATATTACAAGGACTAGATGCACTAAAAGTTTCTGCTCCTTCATTAGAAGGTGTTGAGCAAGAGGACCAACCTAGTGAAATGCCGGAATATGATCGAGAAGGAGATGTAGCACTCACAAGTGGTGGTGTAAGACCAGGAAAGGCTAACAAGATTTCAACCATAGTAGGCACATTAATTACTGCTGAGCCGTATGCAGGCCACGGCCAATTTGACCCTACTACAGAAGATCAGGAATCCATGGAAGAAGATACGACAGCAGATGCAGAAACTTTAGATGGACAAACAAGTAAAGGCGATGAAGACCCAGCAGACCAAGTAACACCTGAAGGTGATAAATTAGGCAATGGATTTAAAGATCCGGCATCAGGTGCCATTGCAAAAGCATCAGATATTACAAATGCCGTGGGCAACGGACTTACAGAAGCAGGTACGGCTCTGGGAGGAGCAATAGGTAGTGTAATGGATATGATTCCTAATATGGCTGATGTTGAAGGAATGCTCAGTAACTTTTTACCTGCCAGTTTACAAAATTTAGGAAGTTTACAAAATATGGACGGACTTATGTCTGCTATGGGCATAGCAATTCCGCCATTTAGATTCCCTACAGGAAATGCATTAGGAGATAAGTTTGTTGGTATAGCAAAACAACTAAAAGAAATGGAAGCCAGATTAGGCCAATTTAGTTTAGACCAGTTTGACTTGCCATTAGACCTAGAAGGCTTTGATGTTAAAGCACTTAAAGGACAAGTATTAGATGCAGTAAATAGTGTTACAGATGCAGTAAGTAAAGCAGAAGGCTTGTACAACCAATACGGTGATTTAATGACCGAAGCAGATAAATTGCGTAGTGGACATCCTAATTTTGCTATTGATCAGCAAACAGGAGAAGCCATGGGTTCCATGGGTATTAATGCAAATAATTTTAACTTAGTTAAAGAAGAACTTAGTACAAAAGGAATAGACCTTACTGTTGACGGACCAAGTTTAATTTTTACAGATAGAAAAACAGGCACAAAAGTTATAGATGTGTCTAATGGTGTAGGACCAATAGGAACAACTATTGGTTTGAAAAGTGAGCTGGAATTTACCAAACGTGAGATGGCTCAACTTATAACTGTGCCATTAAGTGAAAATCAATTACTTTCACTTACAAGTTTTGCTACACACATAGGCATAAAGAATTTTGCAAATAGTTATCTGCTTTTAGAACTTAATAAAGGCAACTATGGCAGTATACCCAAATATATGAAAAGATGGAGAACAGGAAAAGTTGGTGAAGCAAGTGATGTACAAGTAAGACAGGATTATGTACAAAGAAGAGAATATGAGATAGAATTGTTTACTACACCTGACTGGGTTAAATTAACAAATGAAGAAATGGGCCTAACATCAGATAAAAATTTATCGTTCAGGCAATTAAGATCTATGCTAAGAAGTGCAAAAGATAAAAAGTATGTAGAAATGGGTTATAAAACTATTGCTTTGTAGTAGTTTTAGAATCCCTAATCAAAGCCAACGCCTTTTTTAAATCCATATTATCAACAAGCAACCTGTATTTTTGTTCTTGTTCTTCTGCTACTGCTTTTTCTAGTAGTTCAATATGAGTTCTTAAACTATTACACTCATTGTTTTTATCAATAAGCATACGTCTTAACTCTTCTTCAAGAGTGTCATTTAGTGTGGAAATATCAGCCATTTTTATTCCTCAAATATTATGTTTTGTAACAGGTCTGTTACAGTATTATTTAACAAAACTTCACTATGACCTGCTTCTATTGTGATGTTTTGAGTGTTTTTAAAACCTGGAGGTGTTGCACCCTGACTATCGCAAGATATCATTCCGTCGTTTGCTTTACCGCCTAGGCCAGCAACCGGATTAGACCCTCTTGTACATATTATGTTAGTATGCTTACCATTAAAGTTTTTTTCTTGTAGTAAAGCCAACACATCTGCACCTGGCTTAGTGTTTTGAAATACTTTTCCTTTAAAGAACATTCCAAATATTCTTGCTACAGGCGTACCTTCCCAAGGTGTTGCAATAGTAACTAAGTGTTTAACACGCCTAGGATATACACTAGCATACCAACTAGCAATTAAACCACCAAAACTATGTCCTACAACCACAACAGGTTCCTTTCCAAACTCTCTTTCCTTACGAATTCTTAGTATTTCTACTATATCGAACGGATCATCTTCCATATCATATGCCGGAGCCAAAAATTTATGCTCAGGTAACTTCAAAGTAAAGTAATTAAAGTTTTCTGGGCTGGCATTTGCACCGTGTAAGTATATAGCATTTTTCATCTTCTGATTATATACTAGAAATGGTTCAAAGTCAACTATTAATTAAAACTTGTTATAATGAATATGATAAATACTTGCATGGCAACATTATTTAAAGGATTTAGTACAGTTGATAAAGTTAGAGCACCTTACACTCTGACTGATGCAGATCTAGTAAAGAGAGATCTACTTAATCATTTCTATACTAGAATTGGTGAAAGAATAATGAGACCCACATTCGGAAGTGTTATTTGGGATTACCTTATGGAACCAGAAGACCCTGAAACACAAGAAATTATAAAAGAAGACATCATTAGAATTGTAAAAAGTGATCCTAGAGTAGAGTTTTTATCAACAAAATTATTAGTACTAGATCATACTATACAAGCAGAGGTACAAATTAAGTACAAATTACTTAACAGTAGCGATACCTTATTTTTAGAATATGTCACAACTAGTACGGACGAAGCATAATGGCAACAGTTAATAGACAAAATAATTTATTTGCGGCGGAAGATTGGAAATTAGCATATAAAGTTTTTAGTCAAGTAGACTTCCAAGCATACGATTTCGACTCAATCAGAACAGCACTTGTTGAATATATAAGAACAAACTTTCCTGAAAACTTTAATGACTATACAGAAAGTTCAGAATTTATTGCTATACTAGAATTACTAGCATTTTTAAGTACCAGTATTGCATTCAGAATGGATGTTAATACTAGGGAAAACTTTTTGGAAACAGCAGAAAGAAGAGACTCAGTATTTAAACTAGCAAGAATGTTAGGATACAATCCTAAAAGAAATATTCCTGCAAGTGGATTAATGAAACTTTCAGCAGTAACTACAACAGAGCCTCTAACAGACAGTCAAGGCAACCAATTAAGTAATACAAAAGTCTTCTGGGACGATGCAAATAATCCTGATAGTTACGAACAATTTATAACAATTTTAAATTCTGCAATGAGCAGTACTAACAGATTTACTGCACCTGTAAAGACAGGCAAAGTTGCAAATATTAATACAGAAAAATATTTACTAAACAGCACAATAGGTTCACCTATTTCATACTCATTTAATGTTAATGCAAATGGTGTTAATAGAAGTTGTGAAATTGTAAACGGTGATTTTATTGATGGCAAATATTTTTATGAAGGTAATCCTGATCCATTAAGTGATTTTGGTTTATTTTACAGAAACGACGGTCAAGGCATTGCTAGTAATAATACAGGATTTTTCCTACTGTTTAAGCAGGGTAACTTACAATTCCAAGACTTTGATTTTACAACACCTGTAGTAAGTAGAGTACAAGATATTAATATTCAAAACATTAATGAAACAGATGTGTACATACAAGAAATTACTACTGGAGGAACAGTACTAAATCAGTGGACTAAAATTCCTAATACAGTAGGTCAAACATTAAACTTTAATAGCCAAACATTAGGTACAAGAAATCTTTATGCAGTTGAGAACTTAAACAACGACGGCATAAGAATTAAATTCCCTGATGGAAACTTTGGTAATATACCTAATGGTGTATTTAGAGTTTGGTATAGAACCAGTGATGCAGTTTCTTATTCTATACAACCAGACGATGCAAATAATTTAAGTGTTGTTTTGCCTTACGAAAATGCGGCAGGACAGGCATTTAGTTTAACACTAAGTTTTGGTTTACGCTCAGCAGTTAATAATAGTTTACCAGGAGAAACTTTAAACTCAGTAAAACAAAATGCTCCACAAACATTCTATACACAAAACAGAATGGTAAGTGCTCAGGACTATCAAGTATTTCCAACTAGCCAGTCCTCGAATATTAATAAATTAAAAGCAACAAATAGGACACATGCTGGACATAGTAGATATATTGATATCACAGATCCTACAGGTACATTCCAAAGCATTGAGTCTTATGCAGAAGATGGTGTAATATATGCAGATAAAAATAACTTGTCTGAAAGTTTTACTATAAATGAAAATAATACTGCAACAGAAATAGCAAATAGTGTTCTTCCGTTGTATTTAAAAAGACAAGAATTAAATAATTTTGTATATAATACATTTAGAAAAAGCATAGTAAAAACAACACCAGCAACATTTGATACCAGCGGTAGAACTATTAATTGGGCTACATTACCTGTTAAAACATTTAATACAACAGGATATATTACAGAGCAAACAGTTGCATCTGGAGTAGCAACAACTAGTGTATTAATTAATACGACAGCAGAAACATCTATGTTTAAGGAAAACAACTTTATTAAGTTTGCAAATCCTAACAACGTAGCAGACTATAAGTGGGTAAGAATTACAAGAATAGACAACAACGGCCAATTATCAAGTGGACTAAGTACGTCTACTGGGCCAATTACACTAAGCAGTTCAATACAAAATGGCTGGAAAGCAAATGAAATAATTTCTACATTAAGAAAAACATTCACAGCGACAGAACAAAATGCTATTATTTCAGAACTAAACGCAAAGAGAAATTTTGGTTTAGGATATGACCCAGCAATAGACGAATATTATATAGTACAGAATGAAAATTTAACATTACCTGTTAATGGTGTACTGCCAGATTTTTCATATCAAAATGCAAAAGATACCTCAAATAGTAATGCTGACGCCAGTTATATAATACACTTCAAATTTAATGCTATATCAAATACATCTTACAGTTATAATGTTACTGTCAGAGGCTTAGATTACGTTGTACAGAGTAAAGATAACTTAAAGTTTTATAATGTTAAAAATGTTAAAGTAACAGACAATACAACTAAAGCAGTCAGAGATACTATTACGTTTAATACACTTAATACAAAGCCTGGTGCCATGGAAGTATTTAAATGGTACGACAACGATAATGATAACTTGGGCGAACAATGGGAAAGCCAAGAGACAGGAGAAAGATACACTCCACGTACAACAATGCCTAACATACCACTTAGAAGCAGAAATTATTATTGGTATGATATAAATTGTGAATGGCAAAGTACATTTGGTTTGCTAAGAGGTCAAGGGAACTCTAGTGCTAACGTACTTTTAAACAATAGATTTGTAGACGAGGCAATAGTAAACATTAATACATTCTATGAAGACAATACAGTATTTGCAGACAGAACAAATATTACTATTGCAAATATATCAGGAAGGATAGAGCATTTTCCAGGAAAGATTGTTGTAGATTTTGACAATACAACATTTGGTTACAACATATTTGATGCTGACGGCAATGTTACCTACTTGCAAGAAAATACAGGATTAGCAAGATCGGAATATTATAAAGCATTTGCTAACGGAACTAGCCACTCGTTTGGAATTAACGGAAGTACTGCTAACACATCTGCACTTGGAAAGATTACTATCACAAATGCAAATGCTGTAGCACAGACTGGAACATTAACTTATGATGATTTACAAACATCAGCCGCATTTTTACATGCCGCAGACAGCAGTTCAAATTTCAGTGTTGATAAATTAAGAGTCATTTATCTGAACGATAAAGAAAAATTAGATAAAGATATTAAATGGACAATATCAGATACATTTAAAGAAGCAGATGGATATTGCGATCCTAGAAAAGTAAAAGTAGCACCTATAGATTCAGACGAGGACTTAGTACCAGATGATCCATTGCAGTATGATGATTTTGTAAACTCTGAAAGTTTAGTATTTTTTGAATACTACACTGATTTTGATGGTTACACATATGATAGACCTGTAAGTGGTTACTTCTTAGATTACAGAGGCGAAATAGATATTAATTTATCAGATGTAGAATTTATGTCTCCTGCTAGTTATGTGGATCAAACATTAGCATCATCAGTAGATTACTTGATAGTAGACACATTGGCTATAGCAGAAAAATTAAACAATGTACAATCAAGATATAATGGTATGGTAGTTTATGTTACAGAAAACAAAAAAGTTTATCAAATGACAGCAAGTAGTACTGCAAGTACAAATATTACTTTACTTGAAACATCAGATTATATAGTACGTGAAGGTAGAGCAAGTACACAAAATACTGCTATACAAGATCCACAAAATGTTATTATTAAATGGAATCATACAGCACCTAATGATGTTAGGATTGATCCTAGTATTAGTAACGTTGTAGAAATGCTTGTACTTACACAAACATACTATACGCAAATTTTAAAATATTTAAATGTGCCGGGAACAGCATACCCAGTAGCACCTACAAGTGAAGAACTATCAAACGAATTTGAAAAATTAAATGAATTTAAAAGTGCTAGTGATACAATAGTATACAGAAGTGCTAAATTTAAATTACTGTTTGGTGCTGATGCAGATGATACTTTCCAGGCTAAATTTAAAATAGTAAAATTACCTGGCTCCACACTAAGCGACAATGAAGTAAAATCAAAAGTTATATCTTTGATTAATCAATACTTTAATGTTAATAATTGGGAGTTTGGAGAAACTTTTTATTTTACAGAACTTTCAAGTTATATACACCAAAACTTAGGCACAAGTGTTGGAAGTATCGTTATACTTCCTAAAAATACAGCAGGTAGTTTTGGAGATTTATTCCAGGTAAAAGCAGAACCTAATGAACTGTTTATTAGTACTGCAACTGTAAATGATATATCTATAGTAGAAAAAATTACTTCACAAACTTTGAGAACAGATAGATAATATGGCAAAAATTTATGAACAATTACCAGTAGTCCACCAGACTACAGCAGTTAAAAACTTTTTTGAAAGTACTGTTGAGCAATTATTTGCAGAGGCAAATAGTGAAATAATTACTGGTTTTATAGGCAAAAAGACAAGCGATGATCATAATGTTGCTATTGCATACTTACCTGAGCCAACTGTAGACAGAACATTTTACAGTTTATCTCCTGTAGTCAATACACTTAATTTGACAACAGGTAAAAGTGAAGACTTCATATTCTTTGATGAGGCAGTAAATACATTAAAAATTTATGGCGCAAATACAATAAATCAAAACAAGGTTTTTTCAAGCGACTTTAAAGCATTTATGCCACCAGTTGAGCCAGATAAACTACTCAACTACACAGAGTATTATTGGGATCCAGAAACATCAGCAAACTGTCATACAGTCACAGCCTGGACAGCAAATACAGATTTTGTTACTCATGAAGTTGTTTTAAATTCTGGACAATACTATATTGCAAATAGAAACTTTACATCAGGCTCTAATTTTGTAAATGATGCTTCGCTAGACACATACAATTATGTGCCTGACATTACACAAAGCAACCCTGCTATTGTAACAACTAATCAGGATCACAATTTTTACTCAGGTGATAAAGTAACGATTACTGGTGTAGTTGGTATGACAGAAGTCAATAACCAAAATTACTATATAGAAAAAGTTACATCAAGAACATTTAAATTATATACTGATAAAGACTTAAGAGTACCTTTAGACACAACAGGATTTACTGCATGGTCGTCAGGAGGTAAAATTTTACATACCAGTGGACCATCTGTAATCAGTATTGCTCCTACATTAGAAAATTATATCGATGTAGAACGAGATATTATAGGCAAAAAGAACTACCTTTATGTAAATGGTGGCACTCAATTTAAAAATGGCATGATTGTACAATTTACAGGGTCAAATGTATTAAGTAACACAATTACAATCGGACAAGAGTATGTAGTAGAAGGTGTTGGTACAAGTATTAGATTAGTAGACCGTACAACAAGTACATCAGCACCATACTCATTTGTTACTGGAAAAGATTATATTCAATTAGGCAGAGGCTCTGAAAATAAAAATATTTGGAGCAGAAATAACTTTTGGTGGCATAAAGACAATTACTTAGATGCAAATGATCGTATACCTAATCCAGATAAAAGAGCTTTAAGGCCTATACTGGAATATGATGCAGACATAGAATTATTTGATCACGGCACAAAATATAAAGGACAAGTAGATTTAAGTTTTGCAGACTTTACATTTGAACAAGCATCTAATTTACAATCCACTCAATTAGTAGACGGAACTAAACTACTTGCTGGTAATGTAACACCAAAATATAGATGTATTTTCCCTAACGAAGACGGCAGTATTAGTAAAAATATATATGAAATTACAACATCTGGAAGTACATTGTCATTCAGTATAGTAGATACCCTTACTACAGGAGACGCAGTAAGTGTACATAGAGGAGTAGACTATATTGGATTAGAGTATTATTATGATGGCAGTAATTTAAAACTGGCACAGGCTAAACCAAATAAATCAACTGCACCATTATTTAATCTCTATAAAGATGACAAAACATTCCTTGGTGATAATATATTATACCCATTTAATAATTTTGAGGGTAACAAAGTATTTGCTCATAAAGTAGGTACTGGCGCAAATGATACTGAATATGGTTTTCCTTTAAGTTTTAAAGCATTTAAAAGTGCAAGTGAAATAGAGTACGAAAATTTTGCACTGACATCATCTTATGAATATACAGCAGTAGGTTCTGTAACTACTACAGCACAAACCGGTTATTTCTATTATAAACTTAATAAACCAACAGTTGAATATCATAACTTATTTAAAAATACAGATAAAAAATCAAAACAAACTATAGATACTCATCATGTTATATCAGGAACTGAAGTAGACAGCGAACAGTTAATATATTTTTGTGGTGCTGAGCCAAACATTAGCACTACATCAGCAAGTGGCTACGACATTGATATAAAAGTAAATGGTAAAACTAATACTAATTACACATATGATGGTAATGGATTTATTAAATTTAATAGTTTTGATTTTGTTAAAGAAAACTTAATTGACATATATGTAAAATCTGATACTGGATTACTTTCAGAACAAAGCATAAGCAAATACAGTATTCCTTTAAGTTGGAGAAGCAATCCAACAAATGCAGAAATACTAACAATATCAGAGCCCGAGTACTTACATCATTTCTCAAATTATTTGGAAAGTCAAGCAGGGTTTACTGGAAATGTTTTATCTAAAAATAATTCTAAAGATTTATTAAAAAGTACAGAACATGCTACAGACATTGTGCAATCAACACAAGATACCTTATTGGGTACATATTTA